TGTAGGCGGCACAAATGCGGTCAATAGCTCGGTTGACACTATGAGGAGAGAGAGGGTCGCCGTAGCGGTTTTGGAAGATGAATCCAGTATACCCATCAACAACGGACTCATTGAACCCGACTATCTTTTGTGTTTCCCATTCTGCCTGCAGAGCGGCTTTGACCTCTGATAACATAGGCACAATACGGACGCCAGCGCTTGTTTTTGGTGTTACGATATGGAAACGTGCCTTTTCGTCTTCCTCATAGCATATTATGAACAACTCACCGAAAACTACCGTCTACGATTGGAAAACACTGAAATATGGAGAAAAAAGCCACCTCTTTCGAGATGGCTTTTGATAATAAGATTTTTCAATTAAGATGCCTTTTCATTTACATCATTACAGAGAAGCAACTGGATGTGAGCGATGGTATCGTTTGTATCATTTATAGTCCAACTTAACTTGATGTATATACCCTCTACCAGGCTCCAGCAACATTCATAATCGTGGAAGAAGGTCTCTGTGGTTTCGATTATTTTTCCGTGGGGGATACTTAGAGCGTTATCTATTTGTTCTTTTAATTCGTCCACGTCGTTAAGTGTAGCGATATACTCAGTCCCGAGAGTATAAGCATTTGTACCGTCGTAATAGGATTGCCCGTCAGACCAAAAGAAATTGATTTGCCAGATTTTTTCATTCTCCGGGTAGAACAAAAAAGTTGCTGTACCTTCTAAGTCTCCCGCATTCGCAACACAGGATACTTCTTTTGCACCGCTTTTGTATGTGAAAGTGGAAAAATCGCCACATTCTTTCCTAATTATCGTCAATAGTTGAGAGTAATGCTCATCTGAGCAGATGAGCTGCAACGGAATACCGTCAACAATAGAACATAATCCGTCACCAAACTGTGCTTTTATCCGCCGATTATAGTAGGATGCTTCGTCAAGCTCGGTAACAACGCCATCCACTTTTGATATTTCTACATAGCTTTTTGCAGTATTCCGATTGTATCCACCGAAGCTGTTTTGCGCAGAATAGTCAACAATAATCGTACCAAAATAGGCAGTATCATTTTCAAAACTTTCCCCGTCGAGATTCGCACTGTGTACTTGCAAGGACTCGGGATTTTTCAAGCGGTCTTTTAATGCTGTTTCCACTGCGGCAACGGCTATTTCTGTATAGCTGATGTCTTCTTGATTAGCTCCCGAATTAACATTACTTTCTGCGCACGCTGAACATAAGAGAAGTAACACGGAGAGGGCACAACAGAACCAGGCGAACCGTTTCGGGTTTATCATGGGCGTCTCCTTTCACCGTTTGATAGCGGTTTGGATTTATACCATAATTATAGCTTCTTTCCACCTAAAGTCAACTTTTGGTTTATCTAAAGTCTCCTAAAAGCGGTTTCTTCGCTGGTACACTATTGGCGGGAGGGGGAATAGCTTATGGTTGACTGCTCTGAAAAACTGCGGGCACTCCGTGAAGCAAGAAAATTGACACAACTGCAGGTAGCAAACAGGGTCGGCGTCTCAAAAACCATGATTTCTGCTTATGAGACGGCAAGCAAAGCTCCCTCTATTGAAGTTTTGATTCGCCTTTCACGGTTATATGGTGTTAGCGTTGATTATTTGGTTTGCGTGGATGCTCCAAAGGTTGTTGACGTGTCAACTCTGGACGATGATACGGTTGCCTTGGTATCGGCACTCGTGGGAAAACTAAAGGGCAGAACTGAGTGAGCAGCGATTATAAAGGGATGCTTTTGGCATCCCTCTTTTTTCGTCATAGCCTCTATTTGACACGGGGAAACAGGGCGTGTATAATATATAATGTGCTACCATCTGATGTGTATTCAAAACGGCACGGGAGTTACCCCAGATTTTACCCCATTTGCCTATCCTATGACGGGGTAAGATAAAACATGATGGAAAGTAAAATCCAGTGTTATTAGGGGATCGAGGGGAAGATGAGGCGTGATGAAACATGACAAAGTTGTGCTCTTCAAAATCCCCACGATGAAGCCCCAGAGCTAAGAAAGCGTTGTGGCACAACGGTTACAGGTGATGCAACCTCTGGTTTGACACCACTTTTACACCAATTCACTTTGAATTCAACATGGCTACTAAGGAGTGCCCGTCTTTGACGGGGTGCTTTCTTTAGCCATCATACATATATCAGCGTAAAAAATAAGGGCAGGTTTGGGAAATCAAAATCCCATTCCTGTCCTTTTCTTTTTAGCAAAATCTGTCCTGAAAAATATATAGTATTCGTGACAACACGCAAAAAAATGAGAGCATACTTCAACAGCAGCTCTCATTTATTTTGTCTATTTGACATTTCCATCGGAATTCTTTATAATGGCTCTTGTGGAACCTACCGCCCACAGTTGAGTTTTTGCCAATCTTTGTAGACGGTGTACGGTTAAAAAGACGGTTGCCTGACTACCCGCGAGAGCGGAAAGGAAGGCGAGTATCGCAGCCTCGCGGGAATCTAATTCCGAGGAGGTAGCCGATATGGACATTTTAACCATTGTTGGAAGCATTTGTAGTATCGTTGGTTTAGCTTTTGCTATTCACGTTTACATCAAGTCCAAGAATGAGAAAAAGTGAGCCGTCTGTTGCAGCAGATGACTCACTTGTTCTTGGGCATAAGCCTATAAGACATTTGTAAATTTGACTGTGGCAACCGTCTGGGTTTCCACCGCAGGGGGCGCTTGTTACCAGCAGGCGCTCTCTGTGTTATTATTATAGACTACTTCAACGGTATTTGTCAAATGAATTTTCTGTTAGCGTTTTCTTTCGGATTTCTCCTACGTCAGCCTGTGGGAACCGCATAACCCTTAGTCAAGCTCTGCAAGTGTACGGACGCTGACCCCATCACTTGCTTCAACGCTACGGCTGACAGACCTGCTGCAGCCTACTCATAGAATATTTACACCCACAAAATATTCTTAGATATTATTTTCCAAATGCGATGATTGCGCCAATGATGCCAGATACAAGCAAGGTAGAGATGCAAGTAATGATTGCAACCTTGACAGTGTTGACATTGTTGGCGATTTGCTTATACGGTTTGTTCTCGGTTTCATTAACCTTCTCAGACAATTTACGTTCGGTCTCCTGCCATGCTTTTGCTTGCGCATCTACCTTACGATTGGTGTCATCCACCTTGCCCTCGATATTACTGACACGCTGTGCAATGAGCTCAACGGAAGTAGCGATTTTATAGATAGCCTTCTGCTCACTCTGGATTTCCTTCAGCTCACCTTCTAAGTTGTCAATTCTGTGTGTATTGGACTTGCATCGCTGCTCAGTCTCAATTAACAGTACGGTCTCTTGCTCGGTCATAAGAGAAACCTCCTCGGATGATTATTTTTCCCCTTCCTTCGGCTCCACTATGGAGGCAATAGCAGAGTTCTGTTTCAACACGTCTTTCATTTCGCTGAGGGCGTCATCAACGTATTTGCTAAAGGTTTCAAAGGGCAAGACCTTTGCCAACCAAGGGAAACGCTCGCAGAACTTGTCGTAAACGGATGACAGCTTCAGTTTGCCCGTACCGGAACCGAACTCGCGCTCAGCGCCAAGAACAGCCTGCAGAAGCCATCCACGAATCTGCTCGTACTTCTTGTCGGTGGACAGGTTGCGCCAACGCAGGACAGCCATAACGCCGCCAACGATAAACACAATGCCAGTAACAATTACATACCAATTCTCCACAATAAATTCCATATGCAAACTCCTCTCTAAAAGATAGTGGGGCGGATTTCAGGTGCCGCCCTTCACCTTAGATTGCTGGACTCTCCCAGCTTGGGTCTTCGACGAAGCCTTTTGCCTTTGCGCTTTCGAATGTGATACCACCAGCAGAATGGTCAGATTTACACAGGTTCAAATAAAATGCGCATACCACGCCATGTGCCGACCACGGCAATCCAACCATTGCCCCAATCCACGGCAGCGCTCCGGTATAGTTCCGCTTTACACAATAGAACGCTAAAAGCAACCCACCGACTGTAACAATCCACAGAAGGGAGCGGATATCGTCAATCAGCTTTTTTGAAAAAGCGTCCTGTTTGCTTGTGCGTTTTCTCCTTCGCCTTGCTTGCTGTCTGCTGCCGCTATATGTAGCCATCACGCTTTACCCATCAGTTTTGCAAAACGATAGAACAAAGCAGCAGCCTGTTCACGGGTAAGCTGGTCAGCCCAAGCATAGTTGGGTTCACCATTCACCTCAGTGCCAGTGCCATTGATGAGACCGTTGGAGATAGCCCACTCACGAGCTTCCTTACTCCAAGTGCCGCAGTCATTGTCCTGCAGCTCTGCACGGTACTCCTTCATCAGTTCCTTGAATGTGTCCAGAGTCATATCTTCATCCTCCTCTTTGCCGTCGCTGATTCTCTTTTTGAACTCTTCCCACTGTGCGTCGCCACTCGTTTTGTAATAGACATTCATGTCGGCGCAACACCACGGTCTCGGACAGAGTTTTCCGGTCACATCATAATGACGGATAACGTGGTCTGCAGGAATGTTGTACTGAGCCATCAGCTTCTTTGTCAACCATACGAGGTTGTCCACAACTTTTGGTTCGAAATACCAATCAGTATCAGAAGCCATAATCCTCTTGCGATTGATTTTGGAAGGGCGTGCTTCAATCCCGATGGAGTTAGAGTTGCGGCACTCAGGGTGCTTGTACTTGTTCGCACCACAGTGCCATGCGATGTCCTTATCGCGGACACAGCGATAGATGGTATCGCCCTCGTCAAGCGCATAATGGGCAGACGCTTGAATACCCGGTGTCTTGAAATATTCAGAGACACTCTTTGCAGTTCCGAGCGCACCGAAATAATGAATGACGATGTACTTCGGAGTCATGTTGCCTGAACGGAAGTTAACCGTTGTCAGGTTGTCTACAATTTTCAACTTGCATCCTCCTTCCTGTTCTGGTGTATTGATTTGGATTTTGCCAGCGAACTTGTCATAATAAGCTTGTCCGTAGCTGGCTCGTTTTTCTTGGACGCTCTGTCCCTGATTGGCAGGACGTTCAAATTGGAGAAGAACAGCATTGGATGCCTCACGGACAGACGGTGCACTCTTGAGGGCGCTCAGCAGCCCAGAATAGCCCACAGACAGCTCTTTAAGCAGGAAGTTGAGCTGGGCATCCATGTCCCCTACGGACGCTCCTGCGGCTTTACAGGAGGCAAGGAGAGCGTCCTTGCGTGACCAGTACGTCCACTGAGCTAATCCGTAACCGGCACTGTCTTTCACAAAGTTGGAATAACTGCCGCTATCGACGGCGGCAGTATATTCTTCATCAGTCATGCCAAGTTTCTTCTCGTATGTATTTTGGAGGTTCTTGGGATTCAGTCCGCTCTCTGCAAAAAGATTCCCCATCAAACCCGCGACACCGAAATCATTCAGACCAGCAGATTTCAAATAGCGCCAGATTTTTTCGTCGGCGTTCATGCGAACCACCTCCTTGATAAAAGCATTGTTTTATAATCAGACAATCTTGTAATGCGGCTTCTCTTCGCCGAAAAACCAATAACGAAGATAATCGTCAAACACGATTGCCACGACAGATAAGCCAACCCACGCAAAATAGAACGGTAGACAGACTTGCCCCAAAATGTTAAGAGGGAGTCCAGAATAATCCCAGACACCCAGCTTCAACCATATATTCACGATAACGCCGGTGATAAACTCAAGGCAGGTCACCATTGTTCCGCCGATTAAGGCTTGCCACACGATTCCTAATTCCCACGGGAAGAGCTCGTTGATTAAACCAATAGAAACAAAGCACAGTCCACCGAGAATAAACATGGATGGATGACTGTGCCCACGCCAAAGCATCTCAATGCCGACATAGATTGCGCCGCCGATAACGGCAAGCACAAGCAGTTTGAGACATACCTTCAGCCGCTTCATATTAGTTGCCCAGCTTTTCTGTGATAGCGTTCATCTGAGCCTGTGCAACAGCAAGCTTTGCGTTCATCTCAGACAGGTACGGTTCTGGCAGCGTCATGCCGTATGTAACAGCAGAGATTTCTTCAGCACCTTCCAGTGACTGTACATACGCTTTCAAAGCATTGTGATAAGTTGTCTGAGTGGTAATAAGAGTTTGCGCCGCAATATAGATTTGGGCAATCTCAGCGGCTGTGTAGATACGGCAGACACCACCGTCTGATTGATATGGGAACTCTGTGCCGCCAAGCTCAACAACGCGGAACAGGTTCGCAATATTTGCTTGGTCTTCGATGCTGAGATTAAAATGAACGGCACCCTGTGTCAGCTCCAAATCAATACCCGCAACGATGATGGCGTTACAGCTCTTAGAAATTTCTGCAATCTTTGCAGCTTTGATAATAGCAAGAGAGTTGTCCTCTCCGACAATTTCGATTACGTCTTCCATCGTGACCCAGCCGCGTTCGACAGCCTTCAAAAGACCATTCATGTCGATAGCACCGGACTGGTACATGGCTTTCAGTTTTTCTTTCATCGATTACACCTCCAGCGCGGAAAGAATCAATTCGTCAACGAGGTCACGCTGATGGGCAACCAAAGAGCCGCCGTCACATTTGGCAACGACTACAGTGCCAGCACCCTCAATTTCGTCGTGACCAACCAGATTATACGGTTCGCTGTTGAATGCTACGCCAATCGCTTCGTCAACAGAGCATGGCGTAAAACTGCCGCTGTTGCCAATTTTGATATACAGAACGGAGTCGGTCATACCAAGCTCGGTTCCGTCCAGTGTGATAATTCGATACATTTAAGCAACCTCCTTTGCTCCTACCAACTTTGCGATGTGTCGGAGCGTGTCAATATCGGCGTTGAAGAAATCATGGTTCCACAGCCAGAAGTCTGCGTACTCAATGCGCTTATACGGCTGGCAGGTTGGGTCTTCCCAGACCTTGTCCCATCGATTTTGATAATTCGCATCGCGCTTTGCGAGCGTCTTTTGAATGGCTTGTGTTAATTTTCCACGGAGCATTCCTGCGCCATCGTCGTCACGGGCAAAGAACTGATGCGCGTTCTCGCTTGTTACAACGCAGAGGAGCTTGTCACCGTGGAAGATATATCCATTGGCTTCTTCACACATGGTCATAGCGGGGAGATTTACTTCGCCGCAAATTGCTTTGTCCTTGAAGCGTCTATGCACAACATATTTCATCCTTTTTTCCTCTTTCTCTAAAGTTTTCAATTCGTTCCGGCGAAAAACCGAAAACCGAATAAAAAAGCCTACGCAACCGAAGCACACGATTGTGGTCGTCGTAGGACTCAAAGTATGCGAGCATTCCGTTTACGGAAGTCCAGAGGTCGTCGTATGACATTTCTCCATTCTGGATTTTTGTACGGAATGCTTTTATTTTTCTTCGTGCTCGCTTTACTCCATCACGATTTCCGTTCATCACAACACGACCAGTTTCGGTCAAAATAAATTTTGCTTTGCAATAACGGAACGGCTTTGTGAGCGGGACAATTCTTGACTTTGATTTGCTGACAGTTAGCTTGAGACTCTCTGCCTTTGCCACAATCAGAGCCATGATTTCTTTGGCGTCTCGGTCAGGCGGAACAATGACGTAATAATCGTCCATATAATGACCGGCGCACTTGATAGAGAGTTGGCATTTGATAAAGTTGTCCAGTGCAGACGGAAACGCAATCATTTCTGCCTGACTTGGCTCGACACCAAGCGGTAGACCAACTCCGCCCGAAACAGTGTTGACAACATCGTCTCCGATTTTTCTGATATCTGGGTTCAGCAATAGCTTCTCATGCCGCTTGAAGATTTCTTCATGGGACACAGATGGGAAGAACTGTTTGAAGTCAATCAGAATCACATTCCCATCTCGTCCATAACGACGGAAGTGCCAGCGCAAGTCCTCTTTTAACATTCTCTTTGAGAACTCAAAGCCCTTGCCTTCAAGACTGGCGCCGTTGTTGTAAATCATCTCAGGACGATACAACGGTAGAAGTACCTTCTTGGTATAAATCTTGTGGACTTGACGGTCTTGGATTCTCGGTGCATCAATAGGGCGGGTCTTGCCGCGCTCTGAAATCGTGAAATGTACATATGCACCCGGAATCCATTTTCGCTCAAGCAATAAACGTCGTCTGCGTGCTGTTCCAGAGAACAGGTGCATCTCAAAACGTTGAGTGCTATTCTTCCAACGAACACCGTTGCAGCATTTCTTTCCGGCTTTGTACATATCATCGTATCCAAAGACATCATGCAGACCGCCAACTGTGGCGGCACGCCTTAACCTATTCTCTTCGCGCCTTGTCTTGCGCCTTTCGTAACGCCCTTTACGTCTACTCATAAAAATTATTCACCCTCCGTACAGATGTCTTGTAGGGCATCGTCTAATCTGCTTAATTCGTGACACATGAAACGAGGTAAGATGCATCTCTCGCCATGCACGCACGGGTACTCCGGCGGCGTTCGTGTCAAAATATCAAAGGGTAGTTTCGGACTTTCATCACGGGAAGTATTTCTCCTTTCGTAAGGGTCATAGTTCACCCTTTGGGCTACTACGATTGACCCAGACCATTTCTGGTTTACGAAATCCGGGGCGACGCCATTGGAATTCCTTGCGTTGTTATTGTTCGCGTTGCCGTTCGTGTTCACATTGCAGAAGTTGTTGCTGTTGTTGTAATTAGGAGAACGCTCCCACCACCAAGCAGTGGAACAGAGAGAGGCAAAAGACTCCCAACCGACAGGTTTTACAGAAATACACCCATAAATTTTCATAGACGTTTACCGGCTCTTATCGCTTTTCAACACATTGGTCAAAAGACCATTTTCTGCATCGATTAAATCACCAAGCTCCTGCGCCATGTGCTCCAGCTTTTTCTTCGCGTCTGACGCACCGACAGAGTTTCCGCTACCGGTTGTAAAACAACCGGACGGGTTCGTCATCATCAAGTCGTAACAATGAGCAAGGTGGACATCGAGAGCCATCAGGGAGGCTCTCGCTTCGAGCAGATGCTGCTTACGAAGTTCTTTTCGTGCCGTATCAGATGGATAGATGCTGTTTGCTTTTTCTGCGTGGTCTACAACTTCTGAGGCAAGCTCCGACACGGACTTAGATACGAGCCGGGAGTACCGAGATGACAACCTCGACAGGAAAGCGATGGTTTGGATGTAGATTTTGTTCGCCACATTGACGAACTCAGCCTTACTTTCAGACCTGTGTGCTTTTAAGACTGACATAAGAATCTCCTTTCGTTCTTGGATTTATTAGCTCCGAATGCACTATTCTGGAGCCGTTCACCACTAATCGCAAAGGGTGTACCCTTGCTAATTATAGGATGGGGAGGGGGACGAGGTTCCCTTGCATTTACCGCAAAGGGTGTACCGTCCCTCTCCCTTAATGATTTGAACACGCCCACTTCCGTGGGCTTGATACTGTTGATGCAGGATTAGACGCGGAAAGCCGGGGCGACGCCATAGGAATTCCTTGCGTCGTTACTGCCCGCGGTGCCGTTCGCGTTCACACCGCAGAAGCCGGTGCTGTAGTCGTAACTAGGAGAACGCCCCCACCACCAAGCAGTGGAACTTGTTGCGCTGTGACGGTATTTCACCTTCGAATTTCCAGCAGAGTAATAAGCATACTGCGCCTGATAGTTCTTTTCGGCAGAGTTCGCATAGCTGCGTGTGCCGAAAATCTCATACTCAGCCAGCAACGGAAGGTAGTCTGTGGTCTTAGTAACATAAGACGCATTGTCACTACCACCGCCCGTATTGTCTGTGTAGATAGTCATCGGCTGCATCACAGCGCGGAGGTCTGACGGAAGTGCAGCCATTAGCGTATTTGCGACAGGGTTTGTCGCAGTTGTTGCTGTGGCATCGCCATCATTCGTGTTCGTTGAGCCAAGCACATCATAGCGAAGGTCACAACCCTTCCAGCCACCAGCGTTGGTGTTTGAGCTGTGGTTCATGTTGAAATACTTGGTGCCGTTTGTTGAGTAACTGCCGTAATAACCATCAACTAAACAAATATCCGTGCCGCCAGACAAAGCAGTTTTGAATGTGCCAAATGTGATACCATTGCCTTCCTTGCTACTATTGTGGTTAAAGCCAATAATATAAGCGTAGTAAGTACCGTTCACAGCCTGTGTGCCGACAGTGCCATTTACAGTCACAGCCTTACGGTCGCCGACTGCCCAGTAGCTTGCGCCAGTTCCAGAAACACTGTGGATAGCCGCCCAAGAGTTGTCATTCAGCGTAGCAAGAATAAACTCTGCTGTAACTTTGACAGTCTTACTTGCCGGTGCAGAATAGTTCGTACCAGCAGTGCAGCTCACGGTGATAGTAGCTTCGCCATTTGTTTGGTTGACGTGAGAAACGGTAACTGTATTCCCGCTACGGGAAACAGTGGCAACGCCAGTTGCGCTGGAGGTCACGCTCAGCGTGCCATCGTGGTTGCCGCCAATCGTGAACGTATCAGTAAGCTTACTCAAGCTAAGCTTGATTGTTGTCTTACTCACAGTCAACGTACCAGTCGCTTTACCAATAGACCAAACAACGTTCTTGGCGGTAGTCGCCCCATCAGACCAGCGATAGTCGGTTTTCGGCGTAAAAGAAGCCGTGTAATTGCCTGCGTTCGTGCCGGATGTCGTACCGCCAATCGTCATATAAGTCGTGTTATAATTGCTCCAACTCGGAGACTGAGAAGACTTATTGTAGGTCAGTGTACCGCTCTGGGCGGGTACGTTCGCAATCGTGATACGGTTTGCTGTACCAGTCGTCCGCTGAGACGTAGAGGTGTTGATGCCGCCGTCCGTGGTCTCTGGGAAGAAAGCAATGTAATACTTCGTTCCGTTTGTCAGACCGGTAATCGTCAACGGCGTGCTGGAATATCGGTTGCGTGTCGTGACCTTTAGCGTATAAACAGCGCCGGAATCATCCTTGCTTGTAGGGTAGCTGCCGCTCTTCACAACAATTGTGGTGCTTGCCCACGATGCCAGAGTCACGCCATCGGCAGAGATAGAAGCAGAAGGGTCAGTCCACTTAACGGTCATCTTGCCGTTGCCTGCTTCAGAAGAGGCACTCATGCCGGTAACATTCCAGCTTGTGATGCCTGCAACCTGAACAGTCGGAATCGCATTGAATTCGTCATCCGTGCTGTCAGTGTAGGCATTTGCAGTTGTATAGGGGAAGAACTTATAGTAATACTTCGTTCCGTTGGACAGACCACTGTCACAGAAGTAAGTATTCTTATAAGCGTCTCGTGTTTTACTATCGAGAACGATAGTGCCGTCACGACGGCTTGTAGGCGCGGAGCCCGCCTTACGAACAAGCAGGGTACCGCCCCAAGCAGCAATCGTAGAACCTGCCACAACGAGGTCATCGGGGTCAGTCCACTTCACATAGACTTTCCCAGAAGAAACCTGCGTGGTAATACCGGAGACAGCCGCAAGTGTCAGACCGCCACTGCCTGAACCTGCGCCGCCGGGGAAGTTAGATAAAATAGGCATTTTACGCCCCTCCTTTAACCTAAGAGAATGATGTAAACAGGAATGTCACGCTCTGGCATCTCGCCATCAGCGGCGATAGTCAATGTACCATCAGCCTGTCCGATAACTGAGAGCATTGCCTCACGAGCAATTTCACGCTGTTCTGCAGTCGCATTATGAGCAACAGAGATTGTGCCGTTCTGCGATGCAGTAAGCCCGCTAATCGTGAGGGTTTGCGTGTAGGGCGCATCGACACCAACCCATGCAGACGCAAGCAATGTGGTATTGATTGCCACACTGCTGTTTGCTTTCTCACCAAGGGCAGCATCGATTTTTACCATATTGGAGTTCTCGGTTCCATTCATCTGGTTGCGCCATTCCTGAAAGCGAGTTGAACTGTCATCAGTCAAATAGAGGTTGTAGTTTGGTGTATTACTCATTTACTGCACCACCCTTTCAACCAAGCAGGATAACAACGACTGGAATATCGCAAGTGGGTACAGCTCCATTTGCGGCAATCGTTACAGAACCCGCTGCTTGACCACAGATATACATTTCTGCTTCAGACGCAGCAGAGAGCTGTTCATCGGTAATGTTCTGAGACAAGCCGATAACACCATTCTGCGTTGCACCAAGCCCAGCAATGGTAAGTGTCTGTTGTCCACTCGCCCATCCTGCTGCGGTCAACGTAGCAGTAACAGCATTGCTTGCATCACACTTTTCAGCAAGAGCAGTCAGCATCTCTTCATCGTCAAAGGGGAGCTGAGAATACTTCTTTGTACCGTCTCCAACTTTCTTACGAACGCTACCACTGGCTGTATCAACAATGATGATTTCACCATCCAAAAGGATGGGGTCTTTTGCTGTCCAGTTTGCGCTCGTGTCTCGCTTTTGTCTGATTCGTGCATTATATTCAGCCATACAGTAGCCTCCTTATAAGCAAAGCCCCGCCGTGCATAACACACGACGGGGTTGCTTGTGTTTTATTTATGCTCAGATGTTAACAGAGGCGCTGCCACAGTTGAACACAATATAACCGGAAGCCTGCTTCAGCTCGGTAATATCGTGCTCATGGTTGCCAGCAGCCTTGCTGTCCCAATCCGCGACCTTCTCAGCGGAGATACCGTCGAGAACGGTCTTGTTTGCGTGCTCATGCTGCTTGGCAACAGCACCATCCCACGCATCGACCTTATCCTGAGAGATAGTGTCGAGGATAGTCTTGTTATCATGCTCGTGCGCCTTCTGTTCAGCGGCGTCCCACTTTGCCTTATCGCCGGTAGCAATCTTGTCCAGCTCAGCCTTGTTCGTATGGCTGTGCGCCTTGCCGATAGCAGACTGCACGTCAGCATGGAGCTGTGCCAGAGTCACGGAACCCTCGGTGAGAGTAGCAGTCACCTTATGGTCAGCGCTGACATCAATCACAATCTGGTCGCCAACCTTGGAACCAGAAGTGACGTACTCAATCAGGCTGCCAACATTGATGTAGATGTTGTCTTCAGTAGCGTTGGCAAGAACCAGATGCAGGTATGTACCAGCCTCGCCCCACACACCAGCCTCAGCCTTTGTCTCAACCGCACCGGACTCAACAACCATATCCTTGGGGATATCGATATTCACATCCAGATTTGTAGCCGTCTGCTTGATGTTGTAGCGCTTTGCCACGCCATCCGGGGTAGAAGGAGTGACAGTTACGGTATAGTCGGTCTGAGCAGGAATCTTACCGATTTTCTCATCGACGTAACCAACAACGGTCGTAGCAGTAGCACCTTCGGGCAACGCACCGACGCGCTCACCCAGAGCGTCAACGGCAGTTTGCGCATCATCGCCAGCCTTCTTCGCTGCCGCAATTGCTGCGTCCTTACCATCTGCGTAGGTCTTTGCATCTTCCAGCGCCTTAGTCGCAGCACCAGCCGCGTCAAAAGCGCCTTCGTCTTTATAGGCAGCAGTACCAAGACCGTGAACCTTCACGTCCTCGCCATTGAACTTGACAGTACCATTTGCAGTGCCTTCAGCCAGCGTATAAACGGTCTCGTCAGGAATAGTGATTGTGCTCACCAAATTCCAAGTAGATGTACCCTTTGCCTGAGAATACAGGTGGAACTTGCGGCTATTGTCCGCATCGACCTCCAGCTTATACTGGGTATCAGTATCCTGAATCTCGCCTGAGATGTAGTCGGACAGACCATCAATCTCGTTTGCGGAATAGGTGGGCTTGGAAGCTGCTTTTGCCCAGTCGTACACGTCAGCAGCCAAACCAGCAGTGAACTGCAGCTCGCTGAATTTGTGTGCGCCGTCGCCAACCTTAAACAGAACAGCAGGCTCCTTCGCTACGGCACCAGTCTCAGCCGGAACGACAACAACGGCGACTTCACCGACAAGCAGTTGGGGGTCTTTTTCAACCCACTGTGCGTAGGTGTCATACTTCAGAGAAATGCGGGTATTAAATGTTGTAGTAGCCATAAATGATTACCGTCCTTTTTATGTGGTTTTAGTTAGAGCGGAGCACAAAGCTCCGCTCATTGTGTTTTTAATCAGACAGCGGCATTACCGCCATCGAGAATCAGTGTATCACCATCAGACTGAACCAGTTTATTCATGTTAAGGCTATTGACCTCCATGCTTCCGTCTTCAGCGACAGCGACCTTATTCTCTCCGGTGGAACTGGTGACAACACCAGCAGTATCACCAGCAAATGGAATGTTAACTGCCTTCTCAGAGATGTTCAACGCGGCACCAGCCAGCTTGATAATCTCGATGAGGTTCTTGTTTGCGCCCGCTTCAACGCCGCCAAGCTTTTCTTTCTCTTCATCGGTGTAGTCGTTGGCACTCAAGCCTTTACCTGCAACTTTATCAACCTTACCAGCCAGAGCATCAGGGAGACCAGTAACTTTAGCCGGAGCGACCTCCTTAACTTCGAGTTTACCCTCTGCAGAAACAGTGAACTCGTCAGAAACACTCTTGACGTAATTGGCTTCTGCGCCCTCTGGCAGAGCAACCAACTTTTCCTTCAGCGCAGTCGTAAAGTCCTCGGTAGAGAGCCCCTTACCATCTACCTTGTCAACTTTGTTGGCAATGGCAGTAGCAATAGCTTCGTTCATCTGCTCTGTGGTGGAATAATTGTCGAGGTTTACACTCACATCATCCAGACGAACAACTTCGGTACCTACCTTTGCGTAGATATCGTAGAAGCCAGTGTCGGCATTCATCACGAGATAGAGAACATTATCCTTGGCTTCAGAAGCCGCAGGGACTGCATCAACCTTCGTGAAGCTGGCATGACCGGTCTCGGCGATAGCCGTCTTGATTGCCTCCGCGATTGCAGTAGCGGTCATAGCATCAGTGATACCATAACCTTCAAGCGTGGTAGCCTTATCAGCTTTACCAGTCTGGAGGTTTTGAATGTCCTGTGTATGACCAGCGACGGTATCAGCCAGACCGGAAACGGTGCTGGTATCGGGTGTGTACCACTCAATAGCAGTACCAGCCGCATTGATGCGAGGCTGCTGACCTGCGGTGGCGGAACCAAAGCCCTTCAGAGCGACCTTGCCATCAACAATCTCGATGGACTTGCCATCGCCAAGGACGGCAGAACCGACTGCCTTCAGGGTCTTGTCCGGCTGAATAATGTACAGGTCGGCGGAAGATTCCGTTACGACGCAAACATTTTCGCCATAAAAATAAGTGCCGTCCGAACTACCGACTTCAACAGCGGTAGCGGCGGCAGCTTCAGCAGCACTCAGAGAAGAGAAGTAATAACGTGCGTCCAGAGGGAACGCAGTTTGCGGATTAAATGAAACCGCGAAATTCAGTTTGCCAAAATCAGCCATTATGCGTCACCTCCATATTAGATTGTCACTTTATAGGTGTTTGCAGTATCGTTGGCGTTAGCCATATCCATCACATACACCTTATAGTCGATTGCCTGATAACCGTTCGCACCCTCGACAGAAACGACGGTCTTGGTGAAAGCGGTCTTGACTTCCGCGTTCATACCATTCACGTCCTGCACGGAGCTAACATCACGCAGCGTTGCGGGATACGCGAACACAACGCGAATGGCGCCAACGGGGATTGCGAGGTTGAAGCTGTTGCCAGCCGCCAGAGCCTTACCACTCTTACCGCTAAGACTACGCACAAGTGCAGAGTTCACTTCGCCATCCTTCGCTTCCAGCGTTCCGTAGAAGCTGTTGCGGTAGCCAGTGATTTTGCCTGTCGCCTTGCTCTTATTACCGGCAGCAATTTTACCGGCGGCATACTCATTACCGAGGTTCGTTACAGGAACAGCACCCTCACCGTGAGTCGCAGTAGCCGTAATAGCGTAGCTGGTAGCGTCGCCAACTGTCAGCTCATCGAACGAACCGGAGGCAGTATCCTTGGTAGCAGTACCGTCGGTTACACTCCAAGCGGTAGCAGTAATACCAGTTGCAGGACCGTATGTATAGCTACCCGCGCTCAGAGAAGCGGTGTACGCAGGAGTGACTTTTGAACCAACCTCATACGCTGCAATTTGCTTACAAGTAATTGTCACGGCGGGTTGTGTTGCTGTCGGATTCTTTTCCTTCGCCAGAATGGACGCGAGAACATCCTTAACATTCTTGCCAGATGCGGCAATCGTACCAGAGCCAGAGCTCGGAACGGTCAGAACACCAATGGCAGCAGTGTACGTCAGGTCATCGGCAAAGTAAACATTCTCGGCGCTGTAGTTTCCATCCATCGCAGCCCACACAGAGCCATCGTAGACATAGGCAGTGTAAGAATACTTGCCATCGGCAATCAGAGATTTGACAACAAAGATGTCATCTTTCTCAGCGGTAACGCCAGCCGCAGTCAGAACGCGAGTAATGACATCGTTGTCACTTTCGCCCTCTGCCTTCACGCCTTCATAATGGGCAGCACTTGCTCCACTGATAGCCTTCAGGTTCTCATAAGTGGTAACGCCATCACCAATCTTGAGAGTACCAAGCTCCAAGTCAAAGCAAGGCTCACCAGCGGCAGGTACAACGTCTTTGTTAGCAAGCCAATTTGCCGTTGTGTCACGCCGAACTTGGATTTGGGTTTTCATCGTAGTATTGGGCATAACTTTCCTCCTTCAAAATATTTTTGCAGAATGGTTTCATTGGATACCGTTCGCAGCGCCTCCATCAATCACTTTGACATCGCCAACGCTAATGTCGCCTGCATTAACGGGAGACAATTTCCCGTCAGCAGAAACGATATACGGAACCCAATCAGAACCGTTATGCACTGAAATAATGTGTCCAGCACAATCGTAGGTCTTGACCCACGCTTGCGCCTCGGTTAACGTCTCAAACTGTTTGCGCTCGGAGATATTTTTCATCTCACCATTCGCATCGTAGAAATACAGTTCGGACTCTTTGCTGTCGCTGGTGATAATCAGACTATCTCTCGGGATAGTACCGGAAGCAATTGCAGCGGAAATTCTACCTTTCTTTCCGTAAGCGACTCTCACGCCCATCTCATATCACCTCCGTCAATCAGAATTGAATCACGGCATCTTCGTCCACTGGGTCGTTGCCGCTATTGCTTGTAAAATGGATAACGTCATCACCTTTAACGAGCTTGTCAATCTCCTCTTGGATGGCGTCCATATTGCTCTCCGTGTCCTCTGTCTTCTTCTGCATCTCGTAAATAGCCGAAAGCTGATGGTCGCAGATATAGTCATCCATGTTCTTGGATTCCTCGACATAAAGCAGACACTCGCCACTCTTTGCGATGGTCGGGTTAGACGGCGTGCCCGAGAAGATTTGAAGCCATGAGCAAACTTCTCCGGGGAACTTTGTCAGTCGGCAAGAAACCGGAAATACATATTGGTAATAGGCTTCTTTGTATTTCTCGTTTTGGCGTTCCAGCCGCACGATGTCAGCTACACCGTCTGCACGGATGTAGCTCAAATAAGGGGTCGCAGTCAGCATATCGATTTCGCCGACCTGCAACGGAATCAGGTAAATGATTTTCTGATTCAAGTTGTCGCCCCTATAAATCGGTTCACTCACAGTGATAACGAGGTTCATACTGTCATCCAGCTTGATATAAATCACTCGCGTCACCTCCGTTCTTTATAGGATAATGTAGTCGATGTCTTCCAGCGCCATATCGTCATAAGCCAGCAGCGTATCTGCGTCCATTTCGTTGAGCAGTCTATGCCGCTTCAAGATTGGCGTGGCTGCTGCTGACAACAAAATGCCACCCTTTTCCGGTGCCATAAATTGTGTGATTTTCTCCGTGATGCCAGTAAGGATTTCGACTGTGCTCTGTATTGCCTCATACTTTTTTGCCGTTCCATCTGCACTTGCGGAGAGCTCAATTCCAGATTCGCCGCTACCGAGAGAAAAGTGAATCTCTGTTTCAATGACAGCGGCGGCAATCTGCATAGCTGTCCCCGCCGCAGTATAGAAACGGTAGCAAAGGTCAACGATTTCCGCACTCGGTTCGACCGGAGCATCAATGGTCAGGAAATTTTGTTCTGAAATCTGGCGCACCTTGGTGTCAACTGGAAGTGCCGCCGCAGGGCGGAGAAGACTATTCTTGAGAGACTGGCGCACTTCAGCGTCAATGTTCATTCTCGAACCGCCTTCGCCCAACGACTTGGCAACCATAGCATCTATAGATGCGGCGGTGATTTGCAGCTTGTCTTCAACGCTCATAAACATATTCCGAAGCGTTTGCAAATCATCGTTTGGTGCAATCTCAATGACGGTTGGGACAGGATTGAGAACATAGTGCGTTTGGAACTCCAAATCGATGCCCCAAGTTGATGCCATGTGCAGCCGCTCATTACAGGTCTTAATCATCTTGTCGATATGCGAGACCAGCTCGGAGCCAGTTTCAACAGCGATGAACTTCTGGAGGGTATAGCTCTCAAGGCAACTCTCCAAAATCATACGGTTCGTCGCGGTCAATCCATCACGGAATGGAATGGAGTAGACGATAATGTCGCATTCAGTAAGTCGTTTGTTTAGGTAAATATCAAACTCTTTTGCCATATGCGACTCAACTCCTTATCAGGTGGGGTTCTGAGCAGACAGAGACAGGTAGCCTTCCTTGATGGTCATAATGGTTGCAGTCTCAACGCTACGCGGTGTAGAGAGCGTACCATACATCAGGAGATTGCCCTCGCCAACAGTGGCGGAATCGTAAATAACGAAATGGGTAATCGTGCCCCAGCTCGCAGTTGATTCATTGAAGTTAATAGCCTGACTGTTGGTGACAACGCCGTCAACCGGCTCACCAAGGGAACTCAACTTCACACGAGCATAGCCAGCATCTGTGGACGGCTCGTTTACACCAGTACCATTGATAGCAGGGGCGCTGGTGCTCAAGCCAATGTAATAGGTCTTTGGCAGAGCAGGAGACGTTTTCGTGTTGAAAATATTGCCTGCCGCACAATTCAGAAAGTAGGTTGTATTCATAGAATCTGTCCTCCTCTAAAATGGGCATAATAAAAGCCGGGTGGATACGCCCCGGTTTATTGCCTGATGAAACTCTTGTTGATATTATTGGTAATAAATAAGATGCCTTGTTTGGGAATCTCGATATTGCCGTTAATATCTTTGATAGTGATTTGATAGATGTACTTACCACACAAATCTACCGTGTCCAACGGGTCTAATGTGACCGCCAACACATTTTCTGCGGTGACATCATCGTTAAAATGTGATTCCATTGGCTTCGTAAGAATCGGTACACCTGTCTTGTTGGTAAAGCTAACAATAGAGAAGTTTGCCGTACACCCACTCAGCGCAAACGGCTGGTGGCTCTTATAGAAGTAGGTGTAGAACGCAAAGTCCTGCGTCTCTCCAGCTACGAAGTCAATGGTCGGTAACGTATATGGGCTGTAATCACAGGGCATATAGGTTCACCACCTTTACTTTTTCTTTTCGCCATCTGCTGCGGAAGCCTTTTCGATAGAAGCATCACTCAGCATAGCGGCAACCTCCTCGATAACAGCAATGCTGCCACTCAGATTTGCAAGGTTTTGTTTGCCGTTTACACTAACTGCGTTCAACGCATTCAGAACAGCGGCAAGTCGATTCATAATCTCGTCTTTCATATGGCTCTCCTTTATATCTTTTGGGTAAATAAAATCGGGAGCGGAACACCATAGGATGTGCCACTCCTTACAAAAGCCTTCGGGTGCTTTTCAATCGTGGAGTTATTATGCTTCAATTGCTTGAAGTTTCTGTTCGAGCTCGTCAATACGCCGGTACAATCGCTGAATCATGTAAGTGTTCAGGGAAATGAATTCTGCATAGCGCAGGGAATACTCGTCTGTATATTTTGAATGTGCATCATTCAGCCCGGAGCACTTTACTAATCCAGCAAAATCCTGCGTACTAAGACCACTATCACGCAATGCGTCTTCTACTTCTTGCGCGATAAAGCCAGTATGGAACCTACCACTTCGACCAGAATTAAACCGATAGACGCTCGGCTGCAAACGCATAAAAAATGGGATGTACCTGTCTAAGTCGGACGAGATATTGTTTTTCAATCGCCTGTCCGAAGAGGTGTCTATATCCGTACTTGCAACAATACGGGTACTTGTGACAACAAATGATTCACCATCGGATTGCATACGGACACCAGCATTTGTAGCGATAAAATAAAACTCCTCATTAGACCCATACATTTTAGCACCATAGGTGTAACGACCAGTACCGTCAGAACCAAGTGCACACTTGAAGCCACCCCAATCACTGCCGAGAGTTATAATATCAGCATCAATAGTACCAGAGCGGATGTAATTTGCATTGATATATAGCCTGTTCGATGTTGAATCGCTAAAAATGCCAAAGCGCGTGCTTCCGTTAGTAAGCATATTGAAGATATCTCTGTCGCTCAATGCATTGTCGTATGCAGCCTGCAAAGCGGTGTTCGCCAAGTTGTATGCATCACCTGCATTTGAGTTCGCGGTGTTTGCAAGGTTGTAGGCGGTATTAGCTCTCTGATATGAGCTGCTATTTCCAACGTTTGATTCTGTGACAGAAGCCCAGTTGATTGATGAACCAGCAGCCATTGTGATGCTACCTCGAACAGAAACATTACCACTGGCATCGACTGTAAAATTGCCGTTTCCAACATTCAGCCCATTGAGATTGAGGTATCCAGCAGTGAACTCATAGTTGCTATTCATCATGGAATTGCCAGACTTGTCCTTGAACGATGCGCCAGACACGACACCTTGAAACGTACCACTCTTTGCATACATATCGCCATTCTTTTTTACCCAGAATTTCGCAGATGCTGGAGCGGCTGCACCAGCCCACATTGCATAGGCGGAGTTAGCATTTGTGCCAGAACCGTTCAGAGCGATATAGTTACTTCCACTACCAGCGTGGAGGTAGTCGTCTTCAATAGTGAAACCACCGATTTTACCGGAAGTAGCAGAAACCTTACCACGGATGTAGACGCTGCCATCATCGATATCGAGATAGAAATTTGCATTCTGAGGCATCCCGTCATCGTCGAACAGAATATTATCACGGCTGCGTCCAAGACTAATAAATGACGGATAAACAGTTGTGCCATCTACGGAGTACAGGTCACCTGTGCCTGCGGCAATACCATACATAGGGTCAATGAGAATCTTGCCGCCGTTGTCCTTTTGGAGAACAAACGTGGAATTGTTCAACCATGCGCCGCTTGAGTCCACCTTGAACTGCATGACACCGTCGTCGGTCTCATTCTCAATAACAAGATTGTTGCCAACAATAAGCTTACCGCCGATAACCTCTGCGTTCACACCAAAGTACGTTCCAACCTCGTCGGACGCAAACAGACCAATAGCAAGCTTTGCGGTCGCCCAGTTATCGTCGGTCATAGCAATCATGCTATCTACAATGCGAAGCTGATACTTGGAATCACCTCCGACATGGATACCACTACCGTTGATAACAACACTCTGGTTCTTGGCGGCAATAATTGTATTGACTGCCGCATCCAATGAGCTCTTCATAAACTTCGAGACTGACGCAGCTTGATTTGCAGCCTGATTATACAAATACTTGTTGGCATCGAAGCTGCGGCTGGTAGAGTAGCTGGTCTCTACCATATCTTTCAATGTATTGACATAGTCTTTTCGCTTGAAACGATTTGAGAAGACAACCGAGAAATTGCTGTGCTTTTCAAAATCTAACTCAAACTCGATGATATATGGCGTGATTGTCTGCTTACCGCCGACGTTGAGATACACGCCCTTACCCAGCTCCAAGCGGTTTCGAAACGGTGCGAATTCTTGGGCAAATACGAAGTTTGCAGAGTCAACCGAAAATTCATATGTAGGTGTAGCCAAATCTGCAAGAACATCCAGCGCGTAGTCATACAGTTCCAACTGCACAGAGTATTTTTGGTAATCACTGACATTTGCCGTCAAATACATAGAGCCAGTGCCGCAGACAAACGAAATCTTGCTGCCTTCCCGTGTAGTTACCTCATCGATGGTCACATCTCTAATATCAGATGAAAAAGATGATAACGAACCGACAAGCGTGATTGTGCCGCTTGAAGCCTTTGTCGTATTGACAGTGATTGAACCTGCGTACAAACTCAGCACATACTGGTTGTCTGAACCAACCTCCAGTGTGCCACGAATAATATCGCCAGTGATATTGTGGCTTCCACTGAAAGCAAAGTTACCACCAGAAAGTACATACATTTTCTTTTGGAACTCGTTGGTCAAATCGACCTCAGAAATTGAAGAAGCATCTACGGAAACTCTTTCATTTACCAGTGAGTAGGAACTACCAGATACAGTCGTATCAACACTCGTGGCAACAAAAGTGTCTTCGGTAATATCCTGCTCAATAATGTACTTGCGCAAAATTGTGTACTCTTCTTCTGAAAAAAACTTACTGATAGATAGTTCGTTGACAACAGCTTGAATCTGCTCTGCATATGGCTTGATGTTCGCTTCAAGCGCAGCAATCTCATCTTCTTTTGCAGCAATCTCAGCCTTCTTCGCGGCAATTTTTTGATTGATTTCATCAAGCAACTTTTGCTGGTTAGCCTTACCGGTTGATGTGGTTTCCATTGCAAGCGCCTGAATCGTAACGCTTTGCTGTGCAGTAAGCGTATCCAGCTCGCCCTTCAAATCCGCGAGTGCAGCTTGCGTTGCAAGTAACGTGGAAGATGCGGATGCCTGTAACGCTACCAAACCTTTGTAGTATGTTTGGCGATTGAGAACAGTACGTTGCCATGCTTCCCACTTTGCAGCAAGGGCATCAGGAAGGTCACCGTTCGCAATGAAATAGCTAAGGTCGTAAATCCAGTTGGAGCCGATGGGGTTGACCTCTCGGATATCTACATCATCACTACCATACGGTCTGATTGCAGTAACCAATTCATCGGTCACCTCTTCGATATCAAGGCTCTCAACCAGATTATCAAAGTCCAGATAAATGGGAAGCGTCTCTAATTCGATATCGGCGTCATAGACATTGATACTGCGCTCGTAAGGGTCAAACACGAACACACAGCGGAACTTGTCTTGGCAGTCGCCATACAGGAAGGACATAAGGTAATCATCATACCCATCGAATGTGCGATAGCGCTGGGCAACAGACGGAGCAACATAGCCCATATGCCAGCCATCGGCAACCTCAAGGACTCTACCGATGATAGTGTCCGGGTCGTTATGGTTTGTCTGATTGAAGAACTTGAATGTACTACCGTCATCGCCGTCTTCAAGGAAGAATTTCTTTGTGTCGAGAACTTTTTCCAAAGAGTAGCACTGAACGTGTTTCACATCGGAAATACCATCAGCGCTTGTTGTCGGGTTCATAACAACGTAGATACCATAGTGTTCGGTGTAGATGACCTTATATCCAACAAGCTCGTCATAAATCCAGTTCTTCTCGCCATCAAGGATGGCAGGGACATCGAATGTCATTTCGCTTGGTTCTGCAAACTTGACGGACAGCTTTAGGTTATAGACACCGGGGATAACCCCAATAGTCTCCTCATGCATCGTCTTCAGGACGAGCGTAGGCGTTTCGGGCGTGCCGTTTTTATCAAACGCCAATTTGGAATAATCAAGATACAATCCGCAACACCTCCTTATCCTGCAACATTGTATAAGAACCTGCCAGAGATGGTCAGTACGCCATCACCGGTTACTTTGATATTATTGTCTCCGTGAACCAAGCGGAAGAAGTTGAGATTGAATCCATCGTATAGGTTGTAACCACTTGAGAGCTCTTGAATGATGCCGTTACTGTTGTTGACGAAAATAGATGCACCGCTTGGAATGCCAGTCAACTTGAACTCTCGGTTGTCATCATTCAGATTTACAAGAGACAAAGTTCTTGTGCTGGATGCAGGTGCGAACGAAATCTCAGGCTTGAGATATTCACGCACCGAGCTTTCGTTGCGGAACAGAATGGTAGTCTCACCGGAAATCGTGTACTGCTTTTCAAACGGGTAGCTATACGCATAAGGGCAATCACATTGAACGGTCGCCTGAAATGCGACGGGTAACCATCCATGTGAGATGGGGGTCAACTCAGTGACCATGCAGCGAAATTGAAGCTGCTCCATATCCTGTTGCCCGATGGAAAGCCACTTGTACTCTTTGCGTCCAGTCAACCAATAAGCGATATCTTCAAGCTCATACCGGTCGAGCTCGCGCTCGGCACCAAAAACCAACTTGAATTCAAGTGGCTTGCTGTGGTAATTCGTCCCAAAGTAAATTGGCTGAATCCGATTGTTTGTTCTTGTTTCGACGATGGATGCTTTGTTACCAAAGCTCACATCGCTTTGACCTCTGCCACCAATGTCATAGACCATAAGCCCATACATCGCAGAGGACTCTCCGTCAAAAGTAAACTCATAACAGTTAAACATGGTTTACCGCATCCATCTCCTTTCATAAAATATCAGTAGGAGGGAGACAGAAGCTCCCTCCGCACCGTTAACGTTTGATATTCAGTTGTTTGATAACATCATTGGTGAACTGCCGATTGATTTCACGATGTTTCTCAACCGTTTCTTCATTTGCTCCATAAATGATAACATCGCCAAAGGATACGCTGGGTGCCTGTGTGTTATTGATTGGAGCGAAAGCAGAAGCAGCCTTCGTAACATCACCTTGCATCTGACCGAACATACGGCTCATATCCGTAAGGGTGAGCAACTTGCTAAGCTTGTCCGACAGTGCGGTAGTGAAATCAATAATGCGATAGAGACCGGCTTCTTTCTTCGCATCGAGAACCGCCTCACCCTTTTCGAGGACAGCGAGAATCTCATTTTGCTTTAGAGTCGGTTGGTCGCCTGCGATACCACCAGTGTGGTAAATGTACTTACGATACTTCTCATAAAGAAGCGCACCACCATCCACATACCACGTTCCGTTTTGGCGGTAAGCATTTACGCCGTACTGACCGAGCATTGCGCCAAGGGTCAGATTGCGCTTGTCGAGCCGCGCTTTCTCTTCCTTACTGGCAGTATGGTGCGCTTGGCTATTCGCATACATCTCCTTGATGATAGCATGAATCATTTCCTCATTGGAGGAACTGTTGTCATATGTCGTTTCACCAACAATGTAATTTGAACCAGCACCATTTGCAGCATCGATATCAGCGCCAATGCTATTCAACGCATTGACGTAGCTTCCATATCTCTGTGCGGCAGCTAAGGCGTTTTCCCAAGCTGTCGTGATAGTGCTGCTCAGTTCATCGCCGTATTGATAGTTCCAAGCAATTAACTCATCATATAATGAGCCCCAGTTTGACTGGATATATGCAATAGCCATATCATACAGCTTCTGATAAGAAGAGATGCTGTCCTCAAGCACTTTGATTTCTGCGTTTTTCTGCTCCTCATACGCTTTCTGCATATTGTCAAGTGCGCTTTTCTGAGCATCTACCGCATAATCTGACTGGGTGTCAGCAAGCTCTTTCTGGAGCTGAGACATTTCCTCTTCGAGCTTTGCCTTTTGCGCCTGTGCATCGCGGCTGTCGTCTAAGGAAAGTGCATTGATACGAGCCTGCAATTTAGCGAGCGCCTTAACCTTCTCTGCTACCTTGTCTTGATAATCTGCTTCCGACTTTGCAGCCTCCAAAGCTTCTTTGCGCAAAGAAATAATGTCAGCGTAGGCATCTTTCATATCCTCAAGCGCATCAATCTGGTCGTTGATACGTTGCTTGAGCATATCCATAACATACTTCAAGATGTCATCGAGACCATCTTTCATGTTGTTTAGTTCCTCTGCCGTTTTACCGGCAGTTTGACCGATACCACTAACGGCGCTATCAGCCAAAGAACGAATTGCATTGATGTTATGGAGCGCAGCTTGATATTGGTCGTCGTCCAATCCAAGCAAGGCGAGGTTGGCGTACACCAATCCCCAAGTGGCGTTCGTAGCCTCTGTAGTGGCGTACAGAAGGTTGTTCAGGTCTTCAATGGAGTTCTCCTGCAATGCAAGGCGGAGACGCTCGACATAAGTCATAGCCTGATTGAGAGCTAAT